ATAACAAAGGAAATCAATTACATCCGTGGGCGGGTACTGCGGATTGGGTGGTAAAGCTTGTCAATAAGAAAGGGAAAGAAGAACGATGGTTAATTGACTTTAAGACGGGCAATGCATATCAAACGCACCAACTACAATTAACTTCTTACAAGATATTATTTGAATCTTTATTTCCTGATTTAAAGATTGACGGGATTGCCTGTTTATATTTAAAATCGGGTTGGAGAAAGAAGCCAAATTATATATTGAAGAAGTATAAAGAAGATAGACAAACTTGGAAAAAGGTTGTGGAAGTCTCGGATTGGGTACATAATTATCCTGTTCCGTCCTTTCCAAAAGATTTACCAACAACCTTTAGCTTAATAGAAGAAGAACAGGAAACAAAAAAGGAGTCAAAGTAATATGGCTTTTGACAACACAAACAAAGGTGCTTTATTTACTGCGAAAGAGCGTAAAACAGAGAAGCATCCGAATATGACGGGTAAGGTAAACATTAATGGTAAAGATTATAGTTTATCTGCCTGGTCAAACCTCTCAAAGAAAGGTGAGAAGTATCTTAGCTTAAAAGTAAGTGACTTCAAACCTAATGGTCAACAGAAGCAGGACGATGATCTCCCCTTCTAGAACCACTATGATAACTGATGGGCGGACGCAAGTTCGCCCTAATCAGTTTGAGGAACTCACTTCTGAAGAACAGATGTATTATTGCATTGGAAAGTCCGATGTGACTTGCGATGATTGTAAAGGAGAAGGTGGGTTTATTCATAGTGAAGTAATGGATTGCGGATATTACACAGCGACAGAAGAATATTTTGAGCCTTGTGATTGCGTAATCAATAACCCTGATTCAAGAATATAATCTATGGCAAACTTTGAGAAATCATTGGAGATCGGCAAGAGAATAGAGAGCATTGTATTAAATAGGGTCAGAGAATCTGATCCTTTTGCTCTCATTATAAGAGGTAAATTTAAACAATTTGATATTTATAGTCCTTCTACTAATACTAGGATAGAAGTAAAGTCTGATATACAATCGCAGCACACCAATAATTTTCTCATAGAAGTATATATGTATGGGAAACCTTCTGCATTGCTTTCGACAGAAGCAGATATTTGGTGCTTTTTTGATAATAAGAATTTAATTTGGGTATACCCTAATCACATTAAAGATTTAATTTTGCAAGAAGGGTATCAACAAAGGGTGATTACAGGAAAAGGTGATACGAAGTCAAAGAGATGTTATCTTATTCCTACAAAAGAAATTTATTTAATAGCTAATAAAGTGGAGTCTGTACATGAAGAAGAACGTATTAAAACGATTTAAATACACGGATGAACAAGTAATCAAGATGAGAGATAAATTTCTACATCAAGATAATAATTGGTTTTATGAATTATATTTTAAAGCAACAAGACCAAATGAAAGGAAGAAAAAATGAAGATTGTTCCTAAAGAATTAAGTTATATACGACAAGGCTTGGCGAATCTACTATTAAATCTAAAAATCAATAAAGAAAGAAAGTCTATTACAGATATACAAAATTTATTAGATCGGCTCGATGAAATGGAAAAGAATTTTTACGCCTCACACATAGTACCAAGTGGTACAAAGTCCGAATAGACCGATGATCTCTTTGAGTAGGAATATGAGGATAAAAAAGAACTTGGGAATTGAAACACTAGAGTTGGCGCTAAAGTGATGTGGGGCGTAGGAATAATAAGTATTTTTATAATGTACATTGCAGTTCAATATGCATTATATGTATATGAACGTGATGAAAAGAAAAAGGGGTAGGTATGGTTATGTTTAGTATCGCAGAATGGGTAGCAAATGTATTAATATTAGGTATAGGCGTTTTTTTTTGGGTAAGTGCTTTTGCAATTATTATGGTTGTAGTTAGTGTGTTAGTAGATAGGTTTACACATGAGTAAATGGCAGCTTTATAAGAATAAAAAAGAATTACCGATGATGTGTGGTGTATATGTTATGTATAAAGATGCAAAGGTGGTGTATGTAGGTGTCAGTAAAGAGATACGGAAAAGATTTAGTAAACATTCCGTGGATCAATATGAATATGTGAAGGTAAAGCCAGCAATTTCGTATGGTACTGCAACTGATTTAGAGCGCAAATTAATTAAAAGATTGCAACCTGAACTTAATTCCAGGCATAAGACACGTTCTCAATTAAGCGGAAGGCATCGAGTAACACTTGATTCACATATCTATAAAAGATTAAGAGTCTTTTGCTTTGAAAAAGATATTAAAATCAAAAATATGATTGAGGATTTAATAACTCAATTCTTAAAGGCGGTGGAAGATAGTGGCAAGTAAATCAAAGTCAAAAGGAAATACATACGAAAGAGAACTTGTAGACCAACTTGCTAAAGAGGGTTACGATGTAAAACGTGCGTGGGGATCAGATGGTAGAAGTATGGGGTTTACAGAAGATGTGGATATTTTAGCGAAGAAGAGCGGTAAAACATACAAGATACAAGCAAAGCGCAGAAAAAGTATTCCTAAATGGTTAGCATTTGGGAATTGTGATCTAGTAATGACACGAGAAGATCGAGGGGAAACCATTGTCTTGGTGAAGTTAGATGATTGGTTAAATAAATGAGACTACTTGATTTATTTAGTGGTGTCGGTGGTTTTCATCTTGGTCTTAAACAAGCTGGTTTTACATTTGATTGGGTTGGCTTTAGTGAAGTCGATAAGTATGCTACTGCTGTTTATAAACATAAATTTAAAAATTCGGAGGAGTTAGGAGATGTTAAATCTATTCAATCAAAAGACTTACCCACAATCGACATTATCACTTTTGGTTCGCCTTGCCAAGATTTTAGTATCGCTGGAAAACGTGCTGGAGCAACACAAGGAACGAGGAGTTCTCTTATCTGGGAAGCAATTAGGCTCATCGATGAGTGCAAACCACGTTTTTTTATCTGGGAAAATGTTAAAGGAACATTCTCCTCAAACGATGGCGCAGACTTTTGGGCAATTATCCAAGCCTTTGCCAACATTGGGGGTTATCGACTTGAATGGGAACTGCTTAATTCAAGCTGGTTTTTACCCCAAAATAGACAGCGGATATACCTTGTCGGATATTTTGGAGGAAGAGGTGGACAATCGGTATTTCCTATCGGAGAACCAAGTAAAATCTCTAATAACAGGAATACAGAAGTCGCAAATACACTACAACATCCAGGACATTCAGGCGGAAACTATAGAGGAATGACTATGATCGCTGAAGCCACGAAGAAAGGCTACGCAGAAGCAGAGGTAGGTGATGCAATTAATTTAGAAAGACCTACAAGTAAAACAAGGCGTGGAAGAGTTACAAAAGGATATGCACAGAGTTTAGAAACAATACAACACCAGCATACAATTCAACCAGGATTAACACAAAATCATTCAAATATACGCAGATTTACACCAAAAGAATGTGAACGATTGCAAGGTTTTCCAGATGATTGGACAAGTAAAGGTATCATAGATGGCAAAGTAGTCGATATGAGCGATACACAAAGATATAAGCAATGCGGTAATGCAGTTACAGTAGATGTTGTGCAGGCAGTAGGTGAGAAAATATATACATTGCTATATAATCAGGATAAATAATAAATGGTGTATTTTACATTAGTCTTGGAGATAGAAGAGAATCTTTCTGCATCGGAGATTCTTGAGCAGTTGAGAGATGCAGCAACACGATGGGGTAAGTGTATAAACAAGATCCCAAAGACAAGAAAACCAGTAAAGAATAATAGGAATAATTACTACATGGAGGTAGGATATGAAAGTTGATACGTTTTTTAAATTAAGTGAAATCTTTTTAGATGAATGTAAAGAGATACAAATGGTTAAGGGTGCAGAGTATACGATTGATGATGGAACAAATACCGCAGATAAGTTTAAGAACTTCCGTTCTATTGGAGAGCGATTAGATTTAGACCCTAAACTTGTTCTATTAACTTATATGTTAAAGCATATGGATTCTATCAGAACCTATGTTTTACACGGAAAAGAAGGATCAGAAGGAATTAAATCAAGATGTCAGGACTTGGTCAACTATGCAATTATGTTATGGGCGATGGATCACGAAGAAAAATCATTTGCAGAGATGCTAGAAGATGCCTGATTTTCAATTTTTTTATGAATATGAAGTCGGAATAGAAAGAGTAAAATATAATGGGACACAAGGCAAGGGAAGTTGTCCTTTAGGAACACACGATGACATCAAACCATCTTTTTCTTTCTCGATTGAAAATGGGCAATGTAAATGTTTTTCTTGCGGATACAAAGGAAATGCGTATCTATTAGCCAAGCACTTAAACATCAATAATCCTGAAAAGATGATTAATGGTGAGGTAACCAAGAAAAAAGCTCCAGAACCACCCAAAAAACCTCAAATAGAGGGAGATATAGATTTAGTAGCACAGAAGTATATTGATAATGTACCGAGTGAACACTTAAAATCTTTACCAAAGCTTAAAGATATGAAGGTGGGATATACCGAAGATGGACTTAAAGTATTTCACTATTTAGATACAGATGGAAACATTACAGGTATTAAGATTCATAAGTCTTATTGGAGTCACGGAGATAAATCGTGTCAAATATATGGACTTAACCTCTTAAAGACCTATGATCGGGAGCAACCCCTTATTATATGTGAGGGGGAAACCGATATGTTGGTATGTCCTAATAATAGTATTTCTTTTAGTGCGGGAGCGGGGTCTATTCCAAGTGATATTACACCGATCTTAGATTTTAAGAAAATATATATTGCTTACGATAATGACTCGCCAGGAAGAGAAGGTGCAGAACGTCTGGCGCAACGCATTAAGACCGAGAGTCGGGGTATACGAGTTTATATCTGCCAATGGAGTGAATATCTCCCCGAAGGTTATGATATAAGGGATGAGTTCACCAAGTTTAAGGCGGACTCTACCTATAAATATAAAGAACTAAAAGATTCTATCGTAAATGCAGTAGAATTTAAATTAGCGGCACGGGGGTACAATGTTATAGATACCTCGGAACTCACCAATACATATAACAAGCCACCTGATCCTATTATCCAATACCTCCTATATGAAGG